ATAATTCTAGATCTTGGGTCTATCTCTTTGCCTTCCATGTCCATGATCTTTGCAGATTTTGTGGATGTGATTCCTTCCTGAACCTTTGGTCTATCGTCTATCATCTTGATAGCGTTCTCTACCTGATTAGCATTTTTTAATGATCGTGGATCAATACCATTACGCATTAATTTTTCTGCTATGACTGCCATATTCATATCCACAAGTTCTTTGTTAGGTATGGTTGTCATCACACCTTTTGGTTTTTCTTTTAAAAAAAGTCTTATGATAAATTCTCTAAGTGCCTTCATTAATAATAGTTCCTTTTAGTTTTCTCGACCTTTTCGTCGATATAATCTTCAGGGTGTCCGATCAGACCGCCCTGTCTGAATCGCATGATAGCCTGTGTTGTTGAATCGACCAGGTCATCATGATCACCATAAGGAAAAGCCGCACACTCCTCGATAACGTCGTCTGCGAATTTCTGCTCAGGCGCCCATATCATACCAGATTCAAAGAGAGGTGCAACAGAATTCACACGAGCGTGCTTGTCGTTACCTTTTGATGGTGTGAAGTTTACCACCGGTATATCCATCTTTCTCAACTCGTATGTCAAAGGTAAACCACTGGCTTTTGCCTCGACAATCACCGTTTCGGGTTTCCAATAATCGTATTGCTCAAGGGCCAAACGTCTTAGTTCTGGAAACTCGTATCGTCCCTTAATCGCATCGAGTAATATCATGTTAGCAGGACTATCCTCATCAGGATAAAAAATCCCCCATGTGGTAATGGCACTGTAATCGGCTGTCTCCTTTTTTAAAAATGCTGTATCGTAAGATTGTATAACGTGTTGTAGCTGTGGTATCTCCTCTTCAGTATACTTCATCCACCACTCACGTTTCAATATGGCTCCCTCTTCTGCTGTCGGATTCTGCATCCACTGCGCGTTCCATTTGCCCGTGGGCAGTGTTGCTTGTACCTTTTCTAATTCGTCTAACTTCCAATACTCCGGCCACACGGGTCTCGCGTCCTTTGAGCCGTGGTCCATGATCGCCGGAAACTCGACCACGTGCCATTGATCAGCCTTTGGTTCTGATTGATTCTTGACCAACATACCTGTCAGATCTTTTGTCGTCCAACGCGTCATGACCAACACGATCTTGCCGCCTGGTTGCAAACGTTGTCGTGGACCTGATGTGTACCACTCGTAAGCAGACTCCATCGCTGTAGGACTTAGTGCATCTTGTTCCGAGTGTGGGTCGTCTATAATTAATAAATCCGCACCACGACCCGTGATCGCACCACCGACACCGGCGGCGAAGTATTCACCACCCTGTGATGTCTCCCAACGTCCGGCTGCTTTAGAGTCTTCTTGTAAAGTTGTTTTAAAAATTTTTGAATAGTCTTCTCTGTCGATCAGGTTCTTGGCTTTACGTCCGAATCTGATTGCGAGTTCTGCCGTGTGCGTTGCTTGTATAATCTTGAGCTTTGGCTCACGGCCCACCATCCAAGCCGGAAGTAAGTATGAGGCAAACTCCGACTTAGTGTGTCTCGGGGGCATATTAATAATTAGGCGGTTTATTTCACCCGACGCCAATTTATTAAATTTATCTGCAATGTGTCTGTGGTGGGACCCCTCTACAAAATCAGGCCACACACATTTGACAAAAGACAAGAAGTCATTCTTCGCTTTATTCTGTA